AGGCAAGACCAACGCTTCCGTGAGCTCCTATGAGACCCGTCGAGATCGCTACCAGTTTGAGAAGCTGGCACGAAACCCTGACCCACTCACTGTTCTGGTCGCCCATCTGTCTGCCAATCCAAACGTTTGGATTGGTGACATCTCACCGAACAGCGATACCTGCAAGGAATTCGTTCGTCGTTCCTCGGCTCTTGCCTATTCCTTCAAGACTGATCTCGGTAAAATCCGGGAGTCCCTCGACGCAAACCTCGCTGTTCCCGGGGGTCAACACCCATATCTGCTGAGTGCGCTGATCGGTCACGAAGTCTCGCTCGAGACGGTGTGCATCCTACAGTCACTGTACAACTTCATCCCGTACTGGGATGAGGAAATCCTGGACCCAGTCATCTGGCCAGAGCAACGCATGCGCATCATGAAGATGATGCCATTCCTGGAGTTCGATCGTGAGAAGTTGAAGGAGGTATGTTCTGAGCAGTTCGATTGACAGAAGTGCGCTATATACTTCGTCTGGTGGTAACACCTGACTTGCAACACTTTGATCCAACGCTGATCCATCTAAAACAACTAGAAAACAAAGAAGAGAACAACTACAATGGCACTGAATTTCGCTGACCTGAAGAAGAACCGCGCTTCCGACTTCGCCAAGATCCAGAAGAACATCGAAGACGACAAGAAGGGCGGATACTCCGACAAGAAGGATGAGTGGTCTCCTGCTGTCGACAAGGCTGGCAACGGCTACGCCGTCGTCCGCTTCCTCCCGGCTCCTCCGAACGAGGACGCTGCATGGGTCAAGCTGTACACCCACGGATTCAAGGGTCCGAGCGGTAAGTGGTACATCGAGAACTCCCGCACCACGATCGGCGAGAAGGACCCCGTCGGTGAGTTCAACTCCGAGCTGTACAACTCCACGGAAGATCAGAACGACCCGCGTCGTAAGCAGGCAACTGCCCAGAAGCGTCGTCTGAGCTACATCGCCAACGTCCTGATCATCAAGGATCCGGCGAACCCGCAGAACGAAGGCACGGTCAAGAAGTACCGTTTCGGCAAGAAGATCTGGGACAAGATCAACGACGCCATGTACCCGGACGAAGCCGACAAGCTGGAAGGCAAGGAAGGCTACAACCCGTTCGACTTCTGGGAAGGTGCTGACTTCAAGATCAAGATCCGTCAGGTTGAGGGTTACCGCAACTACGACAAGTCCGAGTTCGATTCGCGCAGTGTCGTGAGTGAAGACGAAGACTTCCTGGAGAAGATCTGGAAGGAATCGCACTCGCTGCAGGCTATCATCGCTCCGGACCAGTTCAAGTCGTACGAAGAACTGCAGAAGAAGATGAACGAGGTGCTGGGTCTGGACCGTCGTGCGCAGGGTGGCTCGTCCGCTCAGTCGTCGCGCGCTGAACAGGCTTCCGATGAACCGGCATACCGCCCGAAGCAGGCTGAGTCCCGCCAGGCTGCGGCTGCTGAGGAAAGCTCGCTGCCGTGGAAGGCAGACGAAGGCTCGTCCGAATCGGCTTCGGCTGGTGGCGATGATGACCTGGACTTCTTCCGCAAGCTGGCTGAAGGCTAATCGCTCAAATGAAAAGACCCCGGCTCGCACCGGGGTCTTTTCACATCAGGACACGTGAGGAGCAAACTCGACTGGCGTTGCGGCTGCCAGGTTCGGTAGCTGGTTCTGCTGCGTGTTGTTGACATTCGTACGAGAGTTGTTGACAGGAGCAATGACCGGTGCAACCACTGGTGCTGCCTTGGCTGCCGCTGCCTGTTCCGTAGCTGTCTTCAGAGCAGCGCCCGTGTTAGACTTCGGAACCGGGGTGGTGCCGCTTGCCTTGCCGTCCTCCTGAAGGAATCCACGGATGCGAGCGATGTAGTTGTCGCGCGCCTGCATACCGTTCTTCTCGAGCGACGTGTCACCATTGTAACTGCGCATGACGCCCTGCCAGTTGTCACCAGAACGCTTCTGCATCTTCAGCAGCAGAGCACGCTGGAACTCCAGACCCTTATCCGTGTTGCCTCGGAGAGACTCCTTGGCAGCAGCACGCTGTGCACGTTCTTCATCGTTGGCAGCCTTGCGACCGAACAGCACGTCATCCACACCAACATTGGTGAACTGGCTGATGCCCAGAGCACCGGTAGGTGAGCGAGCCGTGTTGTTGAAGCGCGACTCCTGCTTCAGCTGTGCGAGGGTAGCGCCAGCCGGTGCACCAATGAGCCTGTCGGTCTCATAGGTGTATGCGATCTGTGCATCAGTCAGACCAGCCTTGCGTGCCTCTGCTTCAAGACGCGCCGAGCTGGTGCCGGTGAGCATGCCAGTGATCGACGGCTGTGGGCTGATGACTGCCTGTACAGGCGGCATCGGGTTACGCGTCGGAGGCGGAGTCTCCATTGCATCAATGACCTGGACCGGTGCCTTCGGTGGCTCAGACGCAGACATGACAGCACGCAGAGCAGCGTGGTTGCCTGTAGCAATCGCAAGCATCTTCTTGAATGCGTCGAGGGCAGACAGACCGCCGAACTCCTTCTTCCATAGATCAGCGATGTACTGGAACGGATACTTGACCAGATCAATGATGGTGTCGACGAGACTCCTGTCACTGTTCCAGATATCCTTGATGCCCTTGAGATAGTCGTCGAACAACGCACCGATCTTGTCGAATGAGTTGGACATGAACAGTCCAAGGTTGGAGCCGAAGTCATCCAGGAACTTCGCGAACGAGAAGTTGTTGAAGCGCGACGCATCCACACCGAACTGCTCCAGGATCCAGCCAATGCCCTGCGACACAGTGTCGATCAGTCCACCGATCAGACCATGCACAAGACCATTGACGATACCCTCGAACGCACCGAACGCACCATCCTTCTTCCATCCATCAATGGCACCAGTGATCGTCTCCCACAACGTGGTGACGATGGTGACAGGGATAGCGATCTTGCCAGCGACGCGACCGACCTTGCCGAGCACGCCCGTCGCCTTGGCACCAGCCTCTGCTGCTCCTGTCAGGTTCGGGTTCTTGCCGAGCCACGACACAGCCTTCCACAGACCATTGATGCCCTTGGTTGCGAGCTTAGGGTTCCAGAGTGCAAAGATGCTGAATGCACCAAGGATAGGGAATGCATTGCGCAAGCCCTTGCCGATGATGCTGTCCTTGAACATAGGCAGCGATGCCAGATCATCAAGGAAGCCCTGTGCCTTGCCTGCCCACTTGCCCAGCTTATCGCGGGTCTTGTCGATGAAGTCGGTAGCCTCTTCCAGCTTAGCCAGCGCGCCCACAACGAACGGAATGGTCAGCATCTTGATGATGTCAAGCAGACCCTTCGTGCTGTCACGCAGCCCTGGCAAGATACCACTGAACGAGGACTTGCTCTTAGCCTTGTTGTTGGCTTCGCGATCGTCTTCCAGCTTGCGCAGCTTGGTAGCCTGAGCATTCTTGGCAGCGGTGGTGTTCTGGTTTGTCAGGACGTCGCGAATCTCGGTGAGCAAGCCACCGAGGTTATCGTTGAGAGTCTTGATGTTCTGATACATCGCCACTTCGATGGACAGCGTAGAAGCATGCACTGCCTCTACGATGCGATCAGCACCACTGGATGACGTGGCAGCAGAACCACGCAGACGTGGCAGCTGAGGCGTGCTGCCGACTGCTGGTTCATCGAAGCCCCATGCACCATTCTCCTGACGCACTTGGCTCTCTGGCACACCAGCACGCTTGGCACCGATGACAGCAGAAGACCTGCGGGTGTACGACTTGAATGCCATTACTGACGATCTCCTGCATCTGGATTGTCTACGATGTCAGCAGCCTGTGCATAGCCATCGTATGGTGTTTCGATTGCGGTCGACTTGGCTGCTGAACGACGCAGACCAACGAACGACTTGATGTCAGACATGGTCGCGGAACCGATGTACACACCGATCACTGATGCCATGGACACGTAGAACCACACCACGACCTCATCGAGACCGGATAGGCGTGACTCTGGGACCAAGAACATCATCAGACCAGTGACGGCGAGGACTGCCCACAGGCAGATCCACGCCATCCAGCGTCGGTTCTTCCAGCGCTCGTTCTCGAGGCTGAGAGCAGTCTTCTCTTTCGTGTACTCGAAACGTGCACGATGGACGTCTGCCACCGGAATGGCAGACCCCTCTGTGTACGTCGACTTGTCATCTGCAGCCATGATAGGTTCGTCCTTGGTTACTGGTTCTTGAGCTTTTCTTTCTCGAGGTGTGCCATGAGCATGTCAACGTACACATCGCGTTCAAACGGCAGCCATGCCAGGATGTCAGCGTCCGAGTAGTTATGGAACTGCCTCAGCGAGAAGATCATCTCGTAGTAGTTGGCTAGATTGCTGTAGCCAACCGTTAGGCGAAAAAATTGCGGATACCCGCGATGCGACGCGTCTCCGTCTCACCCTGCGAGTTCTGGAACTCGAGATCCACATACACGTATGGCAGATCGCTGAGGAACTCGTTGATCTTGGTCATCTGATCGACGTTGAAGTCAGCCAGGAAGTCCAGGATCTCAGCACGAGTGGAGTCCGTGTAGACGTTCTCGCCTTCCCACACCAGATCCACCATCGCAGCGATCAGTTCCAGACCCTGCTGTAGTGAGAACTCACCCTGGTCACGCACAGCCAGAGACTCCAGCTCCATGAACGACGGATACTTCATCTTCACACCGATCTCGCGGGCTTCATCGAGCACGATCTTGTTGGAGACTGCGCTCTTGTGCACCTGCACGTTGTTGAGATTGATGGTAGCGTCAACCTGCTTCTCGTACTTGTCGAGGATCTTCATCTCTACGACGTTGGAGATGGACTTGGCACGCAGATTGAGGAAGATGTACTCGATGTCGAACGATGCCAGAGCATCAACATCCACGTCATCCACGAGGCAGTTGACGATCATCTGCTTGAATGCGTTGACATAGTCCTGCAGATCACCAGACTCCTGTGCCACGAGGATGATCTTCTCTTCGCGCACAGTGAATGGGCGGTAGCGTACTTCCTTGCCAGTGGACGGGATGGTGAGGGTGAATGTTGGTTGGTCGAGACGCGGGAGAGCCATGCTATGTAATCCTGATGAGATGAGATGTTTGTGTTACGGGAACCTGATCGTAGGCACCTGTGGCACCTTGACTGGGTTGGACTTGCTGCGACCGATGGATGCCAGAGCACCAATGGACTGGATCTGTCCGTTGATCTTGGATGCATAGCCATTGACGACGTTGAGCTTGTCCTGAACAGTGCTGTACAGATTGCTCACCATACCAACCAACGCATCGATGCCGGGTAGCCCGACGAAGCCTGGATTGACTGACTTGGCTGCTTCCTGTGCATACTTGGCGAACTCGTTCTGTCCATCGAATGAACCCTGACCACGTGCGCGAGCAAGAT